CGGGGACACTGAACCTTGGTATCGAGTTTTGTCTCGCCTATTTAATGCCTAGGACGGCGTTGACACTTACTCATAAAGTTTACTTAGATTGGTTATCGCCGGATGACAGATCAGCGCTAGATCTGGCGCAGAAGCGATCAACGTTTCTAAGTTGGTGATATCGGCCATGTCGAGCCCATACCACTCTAGCATCGGTTGGTAATCTGCATCATACCATTCAAATTCACCGTCGGGCAATTGTGGCTTGTACTGATCAATCACAGGGTCCACACCCTCAATGACTGGTAGCGCTACAACTTTACGCACAAAAGCCCTTAATATCGGCACAGGAGGATAGAAAGACCAACCCAAACCCACTCCGCGCAGATACATTTTGGAAGCTTCTAGTTCATTTTTCCCAGGGTACAGTTCATTGATCGGTCTTTTGGATCGACCAAATTTGATAACCACGCCCATGTCGGGATGCCACACATATTTGTACAGTCTGATTTTATTCATCGAACAGTCGGTCTGTAGAAATCTTCCTTTTAAGAAAGTTAAAGAAGAAACACAATCACTGAATTTCAATTTAGGAATGAAACCCAAATATTCAGAATTCAAAGACACTGCTTCTTCTAAACTAACGTCGTCGGTAAAATGAAAATTCAATAACAAATGATGCCAAAAAGAGACATTATTAACTGTGTTATTGAATGTAGTCGCAGGGGAACCGGTTGGAAAGAAATCCATTGAACCGGGAAGGTTGCCAGTGACTGCAACCTTCAACTTCCCACGAAAATTGATGCCTTTGTGTTCTAGGAACATCTTAGAATGATAGGCGTCCATCAAGAGATAAGTGATTTCGCTAGGTACTCCAAGTAGCTCCAACATAGCTAAACTATTCACCAGAGAACCACACAAATCGTTCCCAAAGTGTACATGTTCCCAATACGTGGAAACTTGACTCTGGTCAAATTTGCTATAATCACATTCAAATCTCAATATTCTTTTCCCTATTTTCATGAGGCACAGAGTGTCGTCTCCAGCTACTAACAACACACACAAGTCCTCGGGGCAATTCAGATTATTTTCAAAATAGTCAATCGGATTGCCCAAAGAAAAGAAATCATTCCCTGGAGCCCAAACAGGATAGAAGAAACCGTCAAAAGAAGCTCCTCTAACTCTAATAATATGTCTAGTCTCCAGTTCACAGCGCCATTCTTTCTTTAGTGTCTGTGTGGCGTGATAAATGTACGGACCGAAATAAACAGCTGCGGTTTCGTGCATAGCACATATTGGTCGTGGTCCTTGTTTAGAACAATGCAGCAACTCATCATGTTTAACTTTCAATTTTGTTTTACCAAAATAAATTTGACGAGTGCGCGCACCAAGATGCCAAATAGTGTCTAGAGCACGTTTGTACATTTTAGCCATACTGGGTGTGTGAGACGGCAAATCAGCCCAAGCGACGTGATCATCATATTCCAAATCAATAGTATCGTAATGATCATAATGTAACAAGTCGCTCAAATGTTGCTCATAATCTGCCCAATGTCTACACATCTCTTGGAACCCACATTCTCCACTCCATGGGTCGCGAATAGTACGCAACAACATTTTCGTGGTGGCAGTCGGTCCTTTCCCAGGTTGCACTAAAGGGGACGTAAGAGTGAAAATCAACTCACCAAAAGAATTATTCTCATAGACCGGCAACACAAAATCGTTGAAAATAGGTTCCGATTTTTGACCATCATAAGAATATGCTTCTTTGAGGTGGGGATCCTCCCACGGTATTTCACTACGCCCAATGTTCCCATCATATTCATGAGCAGGAACTCTGATGGGTCTATCTAGAGGGCATACCACATTAGGATAATCGTCCATATATGTGCCTCTTTCCAAACTGTCTAGATAGTCCACCCTCAGAGCCTCCGCAACTCTCCAAAGATGAAGTCGCCAAATGAAAAACCCAAGTAAAGTAGAAAACAAAGCTGCTGGTAAAAACCAAGCAAAATTTTCTTCCTCCACTTCATTGAGACGGCGGTGATCAGATGGAGTAAAGCCTTTAATCGTGGCAGATCTCCAAATGCCATAAATGACAATACACAAAATCACAAAGAATAAGAACACAGCAATGCTCTTAAAATAATAGTGAGTGTAACTGATCACGGTACTACCGAATGCTCTCAAGAGTTCATTCAAATTGCGCGCTCCATCATTCCCCGGTATTAGATAACCCATCACTTCCTTTCTACGTATAGCTAATTTGTTCTGAACATAATTCACCGTGTTAATCACAATATGATTAGTTAACTCCGGTTCATGAATAGCCAAACAAGGAAATTCAGAGTTGAAACGACTAGTCACATCGCTCTGGACTGTGGTCACTAAAGAAGTGTTCAAAGTGTTCTTTGACGCCGTATTAATACAATCACTAGAAACTTGCGTTGCAATGAGGGCAGTAATATACTTCTCATTGCGCCAGCAACATGATTGGTCTGACGATTGCCAAAAACAATAATTGAACACGTTAAACCACGAAGCCAAAGAATATGGCGAATAAGTCACTTGAGCTAAACCATTCACACTAGTAAAATGTGGTGATTGATATCTAGCTCGAAACTGTACCACCAGAGAAACTGGTTTAATATCAGTGTTGACGGATTTTGGCCAAGTTTTCCTAGCACTAGGTGCTTCGGTATCCTGGTCATCATCGGGAGCGTCAACATCCATAGGATATTCGTACGTGTTTGCATAGCGACAAATTAACCATTCAATTGGTGTGCTCGTCATCTCACGCGGTCGAGTCCAATTTACAGTGTATTTACGATTCTCATGCATGCCATGATACTTATGATCGTTGAAGTTAACGACATCTGTCAAGTCATAGTCTTTAATCCAATAAGAATTTGGGACCGTGACACCATAGAAGTCATCGGGAATTGTTATAATTAAATCATAAATCCAACCCTCGCAACGAATCAATGGTAACCATGGAAAGTCGAAACCTATGTAAAAATTCTCTTCTGGAGCATACATATGTTCATCATAAGTTTCATTCTTGAAATTGTATACAAAGTAAGCGCCATTACCAACTGCCGTCATAGAAGACATCAGGTGTTTCTTTCGCAATTTTTGCAAAGGAACATGCCATCTCGGATCGGGAACATTGACAAATACCAATTTCTTATGTGTTTTGATGGTAC